CGAACCCGAAGGCGGTCTGCTGGTGGTGTGCGCAAGCCGGCCCTCCGGAGATTCCCTCAATGTGAAGGTGTTGACGCGCCAAGGCAGTGCCGCCTTTGCCGAGGTCGAGGCGATGGGTTTTACGCCCAACGCGACGCTGATAAACGACATCGACCCGGCTGCTACCGTGCTGGCGATCGGCAACGGTCAGGACCTGGAGTCAGTCGGCCTCGACAAGCTGGCCTATCTCGACGACGAGATCCTGGCGATCAAGGCAGTGAATCTCGGTGCCGGGACGATCACGGTAGAACGGGGCATTCTCGATACCGTTCCGACCAGTCATCTAGCCGGTGCGCGGCTCTGGTTCGCCGATGCCGTGGAAGCACTGATCACCGAGCAGTATCTGTCCGGGGAGTCGCTGCAGGTCAAGCTGCTGCCGTCGACCGGCATGGGACGCCTGGCGGAGTCAGCGGCGACGGCCGACAGCTACACCTTCGCCAAGCGCATGATCAGGCCGTATCCGCCCGGGAATGTGCGCGTCAATAACGTGATGTGGCCCACTGTGATTCTGGGCCAGATGGCACTGACCTGGGCCCATCGCGACCGCATGCAGCAGACCGTCTATCTGGTAACGCAGGCGGAGGGAAATATCGGCCCCGAGGCGGGGACCACCTACACGGTCCGCATCTACAACGAGAACCTTGGGCTCCAAAAAACTCTGACGGGTCTGACCACGACGGCCCTGACCTATACGACCACCGACGAAGCCACGGACAGTGGTCTGGGACGGATCAACGGCCGGCTCAAGGTCGAGATCGAGTCGGTGCGGGACGGGCATATCAGCTGGCAGAAGCAGACGCGGAGTTTCGAACGGGCGGGCTTCGGCCTGAACTACGGCAAATACTATGGAGGCATCTGATGGCAAGTACTGATCCGAATCTGGGACTGACCTACGGCTGGACGCTCGGCGAGTCCGGCTGGCACACGACGATGGACGGCAATTTGAAGCGGCTCGGTGCGGTGGTCGGGCTCGCGGTCAAGGATCGGGATCTGGCCACGCCACCAGCCAGTCCGGTCGACGGCGACCGCTACATCATTCCGGCCGCTGCGACCGGTGTTTGGGCTGGCAGGGCCAACCAGATCGCCGTGCGCGTGGCGAGCACATGGGAGTACTACACGCCCAAGGTTGGCTGGCTTTGCTACATCGAGGACGAGGCCGTGCTCGCCGCCTACAAGAGCACTGGCTGGAGTGCCGGCATCGCGATCTGACATTGCTTGACCAACCCTACGAGCCCACCCACGAGGTGGGCTTTCCATTTTTGGAGGACGAAATCATGGATGCAACCCCAATGGAGCGCCGCAAAATGGTGACCATCCCGCAAGAAGAGTTCGAAGCGATGCTGGAACGGGCGGCCGAGCGTGGCGCTCGCGCCGCATTGCACGGCGTGGGCCTGGATGGCGAGGATGCCGCTCACGACATCCGGGAACTGAGGAACCTGCTGGATGCCTTCAATGAGGCCAAGCGCACGGCAGGTATCACCCTGGTCAAGATGATCGTCACCGGCCTGGTGCTGGCCTTGCTGGCTGGGACCGTGCTCAAGATCAAGTTGTTCGGGGGCCAGCCATGATCGAGACCTTGCTTGGCGGGTTGCTCGGCGGTGCATTCCGTCTGGCCCCGGAAATCCTGAAGTGGATGGACCGCAATGGCGAGCGCAGTCACGAACTGGCCATGCAGGACAAGGCGCTGGAGTTTGAGAAATTGCGCGGTTCGCAGCGCATGGCCGAGATCGGGGCCAGCGCCGATGCGGCCTGGAATACCGGAGCGATCGAGGCGCTGAAGGAGGCCGTGGCAGCCCAGGGGCAGCGGTCCGGGGTGCGCTGGGCCGATGCGTTGTCGATCAGCGTGCGGCCCATCATCACCTATTGGTTCATGGCGCTCTACTGCGCGGCCAAGACGGCAGCGTTTGTGGCGGCTGTCACGGCGGGTGCCGGTTGGGGCACGGCAATCCTGCATGCCTGGACGGAAGCCGATCAGGCGCTGTGGGCGGGCGTGCTGAATTTCTGGTTCCTCGGGCGCGTATTTGACCGGGTGCGGTGATGGCGATTCCCGAAGCAGCCATCGCACTGGCGAAACGGTTCGAGGGATTTCACCGCGTGCCGAAACTCGATCCGCATCGGGCTTATCCCTACATCTGTCCGGCCGGATTCTGGACGATTGGTTTCGGCCATCTGTGCGAGCCGAATCATCCGCCAGTCACCGAGAAGGAAGCCGAGGACTATCTGACGCAGGATCTGCAGACAGCGCTACGAGCGACCTTGCGATATTGCCCGGTGCTGGCAAAAGAGCCAGAGAGCCGGCTCGCAGCCATTGTGGATTTCACATTCAATTTGGGCGCAGGGCGGCTGCAGACGTCGACACTGCGGCGACGGATTAATCAGCGTGACTGGTCAGCGGCCAGGAGTGAACTTGGACGATGGGTGCATGGCGGTGGACGCGTGTTACCCGGATTGGTTGTACGCCGGCAAGCTGAAGCAGTATTGTTGGCATAACCATCGTCGTGATGCAATTCAACGCCATCGTACAGCGTTAAGATCAACACTTTGAGTGATGCAGTCGAGGTGATGATGATCGATTGGAAAACCGCGCCAAAGGGTGCGCGCTGGTGGGCCATGGATGCCAATGGTCAGGCGCATTGGTTGCTGGCACCGAACGTGGCACCCCATACGGACTTCTGGTACTCGGACCAGGTGCCTGCGCCAAGTTTCGGCTACAGCGGCAATTGGAAAGAAAGCCTGACCGAACGCCCCGTTGCCTGAGTCCGATGCAGTGTATCTCTGTGGATGATGCCCGCTTACTGGCAGCCATCCATCAACATCGACTCTCCCCACCACCATGAAAATCTACCTCGCCGGCCCCGATATTTTTCGACCTGATGTCCAGAAGTGGATTTCGAACGCCCGGGAGCTTTGCCGCCAGCATGGCTTTGAAGCGTTAACACCGTTCGATCACGGCGAAATCGAGCCCAAGAAAATCCTCGATGGCAACCTCGAACTGATCCGCAAGGCGCAGATCGTGGTCGCCAATCTGAATCCGTTTCGCGGATTCGAACCCGACTCCGGTACCGCCTTCGAATTGGGCTATGCCTTGGCTCTCGGCAAGAAACTATGGGCCTATATCGATTCCGCAGAGCCGCTGTTGGAGCGCATCCGTCGTGCCGAAGCATTATCGGCAGACGCCAAACGTGACTGCCAGGGAATGGCCATCGAGGACTTCGGTCTGCCGCTTAACCTCATGCTTGCCCTGACGGCACAGATGGTTGAGGGCGATCTGCCCGACTGCATTGCCGCCATCCGGCCAAGAACAACAGCGCTACCGCAGGCCGCTGCGGCCCTGGCAACGCAAGAATAG